ATAGTGGCACTCGTAATACTGGTAAGAATAATAGTGGTCATTATAACAGCGGTATTAATAATACTGGTATTTATAATACTGGTAATTATAATGAAGGCTGGTACAACAGTGGCAATCATAATACTGGTGGTTACAATGCTGGTGATTACAACAGTGGTAACTGCAACGGTGGTAGTTATAACAGCGGTCATTGGAATAGTGGTAATTGGAACAGCGGCTACTACAACTGTGGTAACTGTAACACTGGTGATTGTAACAGTGGAGATTTTAACAAAACTAACTTTTCAAATGGTTGCTTTAATACCAAAGAATCAAAAATTTTAATGTTCAATAAGCCTTCTGATTGGAGTATTGAAGATTGGCGTTATTCAGAAGCAAAAAGACTACTAGATAACATCATGTACAATGTTCTTAAATGGATTTATTCTTATGAGATGACTGATGAAGAAAAAGAACAGCATCCTGAATATGAGATAACAGGTGGCTATTTGAAAAAATGTGATAAATCTGAATGTAATCAACTTTGGTGGGATAGCTTGTCAGACCCTGAAAAGAATATCATCAAATCCCTTCCAAATTTTGATGCAGAAATCTTCAAAGAAA